TATTAGGACCGCCATCGATATTAAACGCTCCCGTATTTTGCCAATGACAAACATCACAAATATCATAAGTTTCTACTAAATTTCCACATACGGGACAATTCACATGTTCCCATCCATCAACCATTATTATGTTCTTTTTTGTAGTCGTCATGGTAATATTCCTCTCCATCATCTGGCTTAAACATAGTTGTTATTTTCACTTTTCCTGAGGCATTTCTTTTACCAATCGCAATTGTCCCCGTTTCTCGATTAAATCGAACTCTTCTTTCTCCAGTATCATAACCTATAATATTTTTAGAGACAACAGAAGATAATAAATTTCTAGCCAATTGTTGATATTCTTCAGGGCTTTCCGCTCCGAACTCTTTCCCATGACTTTTGAAATGTCCATTTAAAGATTTCTCAGTAGGAAACTTGGACTTTGTCCATCTGATGCGGTCTTTTAGTTCCTTGTATCCCTCAACATCATTATACTTCAAATCATAGAAGCCTGCAAATGTTTTGGGCATATTTTGAGAACCTAAAACCTGTCTATAAGCTATGAACTGCTCCTTGGTTCTGCGGACTCTGTCCTTTTCCAATCGTTCAGCTTGTAGCTTGTCTTTGATGGCAGTCTGGCCATACTTATCAAGTTGCTGCTTTCGCCAGTCCTTGAAGGTCTGACCGCTTTCAACCTCATAGCCTTTTCCTGTCTCAATATCTCTTGCATAGCGTTTCCCACCTTTTTCTAAGGCAGGAACCGTCGTACATCGACAGTGAGGGTGCATAGTAGGATAATTCACGCCCTTTTCTGCATCCTTAACAGGAAATACCTTGCCGTCCAACTCGCCACAAATAGGGCATGTGTGAACCTCTAAGGTCGCTAGATACCTGTACTTCTTGATATTGTCGTCTTGGTATTCATCTAACGTCGCCTGAGCCTGAATTCCGTTCGTTTCCGTCTGCAAAACAGTCACCGCACGATTACGAGCACGGTCAAACTCAATTGCTAGAAGTTTACTGGACTGGTCTATCGGATAGCCTCGGTTTAAATCGTTGGTTACAAGCGATTCTACTCTACTAACTAGTTCATCCATATTGCTGCCCCAAACACGCTCAGAGAATCGCTTACCTTTGAAGTTTTCGTTGATCGCCTTTTGAAGATACTCTTCTTCTAGGCGCTCAGGCTTGAAATTCGGTTCTCTTTTGGTCTGTTTATGGTAGTTGTAAGCACGATTTAAGTAAGTTTCTTGGTAGGTTTGTTTGAGATGTGTTTCTATTCGCTTGTTGATTTTACCAGTCATTTCAGCGATATCCATCTCAACACCAGCAAACAAGGCGTCTGCATTTGTTTTGACCTTTATTGACCTTGACCACTCTGTTAAATCAGGGTGTTTCTTAACAAAACCTGCAATCTCTTGCTTGGTTTTTAATTGGTCAGTCTTAGTCAGGGATAACAGATAAAATGGTAATGAGTCACTACGATTTTTAGATACCCTCTCAAACGCCTCTAAACGCCCTGTAATGCGTTTTAGTGTTCTGCGGTATAAATTATCGATGTAGTCTATTATCTCGCTGAGGTCGTCAATCTGAGCCAGCTCATATAGCAATCTGTCTTTCTCTTCTCGGCTGAGGTCGTCAAGTGATTCGATAAAGGCAATTTTCTCTTCTTTATTCAGCTTCCGACTCATGCTCTAACTCTTCCATATCGTAGGCTTTTTCAGGGCGTTCCTCTTGTTCAGCTTTCTGCAAGCGCAGTTCATCCTGCCAATCTTCTACAATTGGATTCGATTTAGCTACGTTCTCTCTTGATGTGATAGTTGCGAGAGTAGAAACTACTTGAGCCATTTCTGTGTCGTTATTGATTGAGTTCCGTGTCCATGTTTGCTTGATTTTGAATTTGTCGGACAATCCTAGATGTTTCAAGATCATCTTAACAAGTGTGGCATATCCACTTCTGAACTGAGTTTCCATGTTGCCGGTCTTTAACTCTAAAAGAGAGTAAAGAAACTTCAAAGCGACACCAGAACTGTTCCCCAATTTATCTGTTTCAGGGTTAACCCCTTGGCCACTAATAAAGATTTGTTTCTTAGTTCGCTCTAAAATCAGATTTCTGGCTTCGGTTGGGATGTCGATCGCAATAGTTGTAACTCCTGACTGGTCTCCCATACCGTCATTGTCCATCTTAATCATCTTGTAGCGTTTCAAATCTTCTAGAAACTCTTGCTTGTCCTGCCCACCGTAGTTTGTAAGAACAAAGATAACCTCTTGAACATCGTCTGTATCATTGACAAACCCACTAAAAACCTTGTCGTAAACGTCAACTAGGTCTTTGATTGGCTTCAAGTCATTGGTCTCAATTTCGTTATTCTTGAACGGAATAAAAGGAACAAGGCCAAAATCATGTTTGAAACTATTGCCGCTTGAGCGGTCTCCATTCATGGTATCAATCAAAGAGATTGCTTGGAATGTTTCTAATCCTTCCAGTGGCTTATTTTCTTCGTGCCGATAGAAAGAGCACTCTTTGTCGTTCCAATATTCGTAAACAGTGTAATTTTTACCATCTGTTTCATCAATGCTAGAGTAAACTCGCAGTACCCCAATCAACTTCTTATCCAAAGACTTTGAGTAGATAGGTATCACTTCTTTTGAGTCCACGCAAGCATATCTAAACGAGTTATCACTAGCATCTTTCCAAACGTGAAGCCAAGCGATACCAGCATTTCCTGCATTAACGCAAAGTTGCTTGCTGATACGTTCATAATCGTCTCCTAAGACGTCTACAATCTTATCATTAACGCTTTTATCGTCCACATCAAATGTAGGCGGATAGGTCAACGCATAAGCCTTTTTCTGGTCAAGCAATAACTGGTGCCAGTTGTGACTAATACGATTGTCAGCATTACGAAAGGCATTATCTTCTGCTTTCGCTTCGTTCTCAGCTCCTTTTTTATCGGCAGGCTTACGCTTTCGTTTAATATCATTCTCGTTACGATAGTATTTCTCGGCTTCAGCTGCTTGTGAGACAAACTTTCCATGTTTGACCATCTGCGACGAGATTATATTTTTAATTACTTCTATTTCCAAACAGTCATACCTCCTGACTTGAATAATACTGTATAGCAGAAATAACGTAGGGCGTCCATTGCGTGGTCGAACTGTTTGATAGGCTTGTCCTCGCCATTCGCAGAGGCTTTCTCGTCCCAGACATAAGCGTGGAACTCTTTCAACGTATTCACACAGTTCTCATGCACTGCGATTTTCTCTTGACCAAGCATGGAACCGACAAAACGAATACCTTCAAGGACGTTATTTCTAGCTTTTTTGATTCTATATCCTCGCTTCTTCAATTCAGCAATGAATGAAGAAGCAGACGGGTCAATAATGATTCGTTCGATGTTCGTATCTCCTAACCAAGCAGTTAAATCATCAGCATACTCGGCATTGGTTTTCTGTACGTTCTCGTCACGACCTGAGTAATAATATTCTCTTGTCAAGTAATACTTGCCATTGATGTCTTTTTCCCATAAAAGAAAAACGGTCGCATTCTGCGTACCGTAGTCGACTGAAACATATTTGCCCAGCTTACTCATTTCTGGCAAAGTTGATACAACATGCTTATCCTTACTGAACATATCATAGACAATACCTTCTGCAACCGTCCAAAGACCTTGAATATATCGCTGATAGAAAACACCTTGATATTGACTTCTATAACGCTTTTTGATGTTCTCTGAAAGAGAAAGGTTATCGTCCATGTCAAAATGCAGATAAAGCATGTTCTTTGTTTCTGCTTTGTCTATCCAATTGACTTTAAACCAATGATAAGGCCCGTCTGGGTTGCAGTTGAACCACCACTTAGAACCTGTCACAGAGCACCGCCCTGTACCCTGGTTAACAAACGACTCGGGCATAAGCGCTACTTCATCGAAAAAGATACCTGCCAGCGTTAAACCTTGAATAAGATCCTGTGAACTTTCGTCCTTACCGCCAAAGATATAAAAATCATTCGACACGTCTCCTTTTGTGATTTCTATCAAGTTATCCGTCCGATGATAGACGTAGCTAAAACCTCTTGACTGTATCATAACCAATAATAGTTTCAGGACGTTACGGTTGAAAGAGCCGATTGTCTTCCCACACATGGCAAAGTTCTGATGGTTGAATGATGTCATCGCCCAGATAACAAAAGCTAGGCTCATAGAGACAGTCTTGCCAGAACGGATAGCGCCATCAGCAATAATGCCTTCTGATTCATGAACCGGAGAGTTCCAAAGCCACCAAGTCAACACTTTCTTCTGCTTTTTGCTAAAAGGTTGAAATTTGAATGTATTGGTTTGCGTTCTTAATCTAGCCAAGTTTCTTCAACCACCCCTTCTAGAGATTTAATAAAGCCATCATCATGTATGTTTTCAGGCTCATTGTCAGGCAGTTTAGATTTCAGAATCTCAATTCTCAATCTCTGCTCCTCTGTAACAAGGCTTGAGCGAGTCAATTCATCATATGTTTTAATCATATTTCTAAGTTCTGACTGTATTCTTGCAATTGCAGCTAACGCCTTACCCTGCTTATCCCAAGCAGTGTGAACTTCATAGCTTTCTCCGCCTTTTGCTGTGCTTGCAATAAGCATAGTGGTTGTATCATCAACGTCCTGAACGTACAGAATGCGCTGGGCATGTAAAAGATTAGCATAGGTTAGCTGAATGTTCTCCCAAAGAATATCAATTGGTTGCTTATCTGCCAGTTGCTCGTATATCTCATGCACTCCTTGCGGTAGATACTTAGCAAACAGGCCGTGTTTAAGGGCGTTTTGCGAGCCTTTAGGCGCCCCATGACCAACTGCGTTCTTATTCCCTTTTGGTGCACCTCTTGGATTTTTGGGTGCACCCTTTTTTGTACGAGTCCAATTATGCCTACGTTGCCATGATTTGACTGTGTTGATTGAGACATCATGCTTAGTAGCAATGTCTTTGTACTTCATGCCCGCCTCATAGTCTTTGCGTGCTAGCTCGCTTTTTTCCATGCCCTCCTCCCTGATTTGTTTATTTTGTAAATCAAAAAAAGCCACACGATGTGCGACCTTTTTGCAAGACGACTACTACCTTGCGTGTTAATTAGAAATAAATTTTCTGATCTATTTTTTTGTAGTCATTAACGGCGATGCCCGGAATCGAACCGAAGGAAACATAGGAGAGAAACCACTTACCTGTCACCGCCAAAACGAGACCGAAGCCTCGGAAAAATATAATAAAGTATAAAGGAGACGTCAATTGACCTATCACTTGACAATACTATTTTACCATGTAAAATAAGCCATTTCCTTGCAATTTACTTGCAAATATCTCCCAAAAATTTACGAAAGACAATCAGCTTACCTTTTCGATAGGCTTCCGCAAATTCCAAAGCACCTCTGCTAAGCATGCGATAGAACTCACTTTCAGAATAGCCTAAGTCCATATAGATAGCCTTGTCCGATAATTGGATTTTCATATCCATGTACTTCTTTGCGATAACCTGCCGAACGTATGGATCCATAATGCAGTTGACTGCTCTCTCAATCTCCAGAACTTCTGCTTCTGCATCCACATGTTCGATAACCATATTCTCAGTAGCTGTGTTCTTACCAGTAAACGTCTTTGGTTCAAATGAGTAGGTCGTTGTGAT